GAACCGCTGTCGTTGTCGAACACCACTGTCGCGGCATCCTTGAAACGACTGAGTGCAATCTGCTCCTTGAGACGTGCCATGGCACGGCCCGCGGCGCGAACATGCATTCCTACGATGTCCCAAAGTGAGTCAGCAATAACTTCTTCTGTAAAAGCCAGCTTGACACCCTTCTTGGACACTTTGCCCTCGACTTGCTTAGCAAATGCGAGTGCTTGCTCTGGGTATTCTTGTCCTTCTGGTATCTCTGCGGCTTGAATTGCATTAACTGCTGGGAACTCCAACGAGCGCCCCTTTCCGAGACGTACTGTCGAGAGTAGCGGAGTAACCAACAACTGTGGCTCTGCTGCTTCCTTCAGAGTGCGCGAAATCACCTTGGGGAAAAGCGCAGCTGCATCGGGTGATGCAAACGCTTCCTTGATGGTGACTCTGCTTTCTCCGTCAATATATCCGTCCTCAGTTAATGCGGTTTCCCAAGCAGGGAGACCAGTGAGGAGCTCTTGGATTGATTTGCTCATTTTGGAACTATTCCTCCTGTTTGTATTATTTTCTTTTTAATTAAAGTGTTAGATTGACACGGAACGCGCCAGACACCTTGTATACATCCAGATTCGCACGAATTCCGAGCTTACCCTTATTCGGACCAGTCTTCGTAATTTCGTAGACGGTCTTGAGTGCGCCTGGATCCGATGGTAGTTGCATGTAGGAAAGTAGGCCATCATCAAAGTTGGTGGCAAACTTCTCTACTTCAATAACCTTACCAACCTGGAGGTAAGGATGTGTGCCACAAAGCGCGGCAGTCAATACGACTGGACGGCCCATGTGGTCGGCTCTGATGAGGTCGCCAACTGCAACGTCGGCGTTGAGATCATTAACCATCGGATACTCAACATATCCGTGGGTAATGAAACCCGCACCCTGTGAGGTGCCCTTGTCAAATGGTCTGTAGAGGTCGTACTGAGCGACACCTACCGGAACCGAACGAGCAGCGACCGAAATCGTGTCCGTCGAACCAGTGGTGCTGCTTGGCGTTGCGCCAGAGCCCAGCGGATCCCAACCGCTCATTGTGTCACCCCAAGTAACTGGGGCGCCTGAACCATTGGCTGGAACAACCGTCGCATCACCGGTTGGCATGAGCTTGAACCGAAAGAATGGTTCCTTTGCACAGTACGATTTCGAAACGATCGTCCTCGCTGTCAAGATACCATGTTGGAAGACCAGCGCTTGGGAGCAAGTAAGCTGCGGGGGCGATACCCTCCGAAACTACGAATCTTCCTGCGCCTGTCTTTGAATGTACTTTGCGAAATTTAGCTAGTGACATGTTATTTTCTCCTATTGTTGATTAGAGCTTACGACGACCCATGAGGGCGTCAACGAAAATTTGTTCTGCAGAAGACTCTTCAGAAGTCACTGTATCTTCAACCTGATCGATTGAAACTACCTTGTCCTCTTTCTCGCCTTCTGACTCGTTGGTGATTTCCGGAATTTGATTTCCGGATGATTTCTTTGCCGGCATCTTGGCGATATCCTTGAGAGAATCCGCCAACGAGGAAGCAGTCCTGGAAGCATGATCGCTGATCAGCTCATTTCTTTCTTCGCTCTTTTCCATGCCTGCTGAAATCTTTGCATCAACGACTCTTTCCGCCAACGCTCTGTGAAGAGCGGCTTTCAGCTTGCTGTTTTCTTCTTCAAGAAACTTAACTTTTTCAAAGATGGCGGCATCTTGCTCAACGTTACCTTGTTCTGGTTTTTCGTTGAGCTGAGGCTTTTCGTCTTCTTTGGTTTCCTGAACCTGAGTTTCCTCAGTTGCATCCTTAGATTCTTCTGCACTTACGGAATCAGCTTTTACCTGCACATCCTTTTCGTCAGAAGTTTCTGCGGAAACATCTTTATTTTCTTCCGCGCTTTTTTCGGCGGAAACTTGTTCTTCTACAACTGTTTCTTCTTTTTTGATTTCATCTGCGACAACAACTTCGGCTTGCTTGGAAGCATCTGCCGCAATCGAAGAAAGTTCATCGCTCAATTCTTGAGAAACTACAAGAATATCTTTTTCCTGCACATCAACTGTCATTTGAGTATTCTCCTCATTCTTATTATTTTCTTGTCCATCTGATAGTAATAGGGTATTTTTAATATTGTAATTTTCGCTCTCATGAATTGCCATAGCCGACAAAAAGGCCCCTTTAAGATGCAAGTAAACTGGCCTTGATTCTTTAGGGTCGACCCCCTCAAAGATGGACTTGTTTTCCTTTAAAGAGTAAACATCCTCTTTATCCATGCTTAAAACAAAGGCTGAACTCTTTGCAGCCCAATCCGAATCGGAAACCGAAACAGGGCCAGAAACTGAGTTTTTCTTCCTAATTCCAGACCTTTGATCTGCTGGCTGATTAACAAAAGAGTATTCTTTAAAAGAAATATCTTGCATGTCGATATATGCCAACTTGCCCTTATAAACCTGGCCCCTTTTATACTTCGGCATGCGGGGTCTTCCGTTGGCGTCTTCTGCAGCTAGATCTTCTCCTGAAATAGAGCAGATTGCCTTACCTGCCCTTCCGCCAACCGAGCCAGTAAGATACCTTTGATCCATAACTTTTTGCGCAGCTACAGGATCAACAATTGCTATCTGAAGCCTTACATAGGCGGCACCGTCTACTTCTTTATCAACTTTTGCTGCCATAACTCTACCAATAGGCTCAGAAGCTATATCGTGATTTAAAATTACCGGCTTGGGATACGGCTCAACCCACGATTGCAGAGATTTTTCAAGTTCTGCTACAGAATAATTATTATAATTTGCGGTTAAACCGTTCATGTATCGCAGCTACCTCAATAATGATTCCATTCGACGCATTAAAAGCTTCGGTTAGTTTAGTGCCAGATTCAATAATTTGTGGAAACTCTACCGAAAAATGTTCTATGAACTCAAAGGCCATGATACTTCTCCATAATTATAATTAAAGCTATCCTGTATAGTAATATATATTTTAACAGAAATCATTGTATTTGTGCTAGTTATACGGCAATCGACTGTTTAAAAGATAAAGCTTGTCTAGGATCGCCGCTTGAAAGAAACTTTTGAAGTTCAATTTTACCCATAATGTGAGGAGTATATATGTATGAAGCGCAATACAAATTATAACCCTTCTGCGCACACTGCGCACTCCACCCTAAATCCTCTCCCTGCATATGGAACTGATAATTGACATCGTTGTAAACTTTTTTAGACATCATCTTTGCGGCCATAATAATATCTGATTTAAAATAAGTACCAAAAGGATATTGATTATTCCTATGGGCCTTCGTGCTTTTGTCGTCAGAAACCCATGACATGACAGATGGGAATTCCGTACCAACTGGTGTCATAAACATCAATGTATTTACCGCATCCGCATCGTTGTTCGTATGCGCAAGAAGCAGCTCTATCGTATTTGGATTGGTCAACAAAATATCTGAGTCAAGACTAAAATACGCATCAGGTTTTATTTCTCTAACTTTTGACAACAAAGAATTTCGCATTGAAACCATGTTTTCGTATTTTGAGTACGACCACTGTCTTGTTCCTTCGTCGTGAGAAAAATGTGCAAGGTCGTTTCTTATTTCAAGATCGAACACTTTTACTTCTGGATGCTGAGATTTCCAGGCAGCTAAAATATTTAGTGTTGCTTCATCGTCCATACCAAGCTCAAATACAAAACCAATGTCATTTAAAGGTATAGATTGTCTTTGTATAAAATACAACCAAGCGGGCAGTATCCAGTCTCTTTTGAAAATAGGGCAACCGATTATGATCATTTTTTATTGTTCCGGTTTTTCCTCTTTTGGAACTTTGACAGTCTTAGATTTCTTTTCTGGCTTCTGTCCTTGTTCAACGTGATCCTCAACCGGTGGCTGATCGGGATCCGAATCATCAGACGAAAGAAATGCCTCTATGGCCTCGACTCTTTCAACGGTTTCCTGAAGGACAGGAATTACTTCTGATAATACTTCTAAAAAGTATATATTGGCAAGACGCACTTGATTGTTATCAACTGCTTCCTGGAGTTTGTGTGCAAGCTCTTCGCTTATTGGCATTGTTTTCTCCTATGATTGTGCATTGTCCTTATCCGCATTTTGCGTTGCACTATTATAGTCGTTTTCCAGAAGTTTTTCAATCGCTGGGAGCCAAGAAAGGTCATCAGTTCTTTTAATGTTTGAAGAATTACTTCTACCAAATTGATTAGCTGGTCTAGACTTATTGCCAATGTCCTTTTTCGTTGACGGAAGATTTACTTTACCCTTTGTTGCCGGTTTTTCTCCATCATTGCTTTTTGCAGTGAGATTTGCTTGATTCGCAGCGACGTCCATCTGCATTCGCGTTTGCATAGCTGCATATGTTTGACCCTCGTCCATGTCGGGATCAAGAGCCAGTAAGAGTCGAGCTTCGTCCAATGTAATTAAGTTATTAACATATTTTTGAATAATATGATTTTCTTTTTTTACCTGTGTATCTACATCTATTTCCTTAAATTTAAGAAAGCAACGATCGGATGCGGAAGAATTCGTAATGTCCTCCAGCGGATCATAGCCTCCCTCAAAAAGAAGTTCGTTAAAAATATTAATTCTAATAAAGTCTGCAAACGTCTTTTGCATGTTTTTTACTTTGTCATAAAAAGATGCGTCTAATCTATCGGTTACCGATCTATTGCCACCATTCATAACCATACCTAAGTGATGTGGGGCGACCCCAAGACCAACTGCAACTCTTTCCTTAAAATGGTTTAAATACGATGAAGCTTCAAGAGCTTCGTTATTTGCGCCTATTACATCCACATCATGTCTGTATGGAAGAATGAGTCCGCCTTCTGCTCTTAGGTTTTCTATTTCCGCAGCAGCTCTAGAAATTTCTTCTGGCTCAGCTGGTTGCTCCGCTGTTCCTATAATGTATTTATATAATGGAAAAAGTTCTCTGTGAACAAGATTTTGTATATCTTCTTCCATTTGCCTTAATGCAATAACGTCATCTAGTACAGACGCTAAAAATGGTGTACCAAACGCCCTACCGGGCTTTTTGTCGAATGCTATATGTATAACCCTATCGGCAGACCAAACTGGGTCTCTTTCGTTTGGTGAGTAAGTAAGAGGGTCAGTGGATTGTTGATAAGATTTTGGTCTATTATGTTTATCTCTTAAAATGTAAACCTGTTCAGTTGGTATAAGATAAAAGCCTGCAACGGGATCAGTCCCTGAAATAGGATTGATTTTGTCTTTTGTAAAATCAGAAATATTAGCTCTAGCTTTAACTATGAAAACGTTTGCGTACTTTATGAGTTGATCAGAAACTTCCATTAAAAATTCCGAAAAAGGTCTCTTCATCGTCATTTCAAAAAGATCTATTCTTCTGTAAAGATACGAGACAGCGTCAGGGTTCTCCCCAACTATTTCCCAACCTTCTTTCCAAAAAAGATCCTTGTATTTCAGCACTGCTTGCTTTACGTAACCATCCGTATCAAATGCCTGAGTGATCCTATTAAAATCGTAAGGGGAAGGTTCAAATGCGGCCCTGCTTCCATAATAGTATGTCGTCCCCCTAAAGCCAAGCGCTAATGCGGCAACTTTAAGGCTTCGACCAATACTTCTAATTTCGTCTGGTTTTAGAACTTTTTCAGCAGCGTTTTGTTCCGTTGATAGACCGCCAAACGGCAGATATGATCTAGCTTTCATTTAATACCACCTATCAAACATCAACAATATAGTAGTTTAATGTTTGAAATTATACGTTATTTTCAGTTAAACCGGCAGCTGCAAAAGTCTTTTCAATTATTAATTTCTTTACTGCTTCAAGCCAAAAAATCGTTTCAGATTCAGAAAAATCACTTCTATAAGAGAGATTCTTATCCCCAATAATAATCTCAACTTTAAATTGAGTTTTTGGTTCAACGTTTACTGTATTTTCATTTTGAACATCTGACATATTTATTGATCACCTTTCATTAAATTAATTATGTTTGTTAACTGTCTTATTGTAGCTTCTTTAACCACTAGCTCGGTTGTAAGTTGGGACAACTTTTCCTGGAAACAAGCTACGACCAAATTCATATCCAATCCAGTTTGAGCTGGTTTTAGTTCTTGCTTAGTTGTATCTTCTTGATCCATTTGTTCCTTTGCATGGTTAAAATCTTGATTATGGGTATGGGTATGGTCTAATTCTTTTCTTTGCCAATTTAGTTTATTATGAATTTTAGACATCCTCCAATTATACCACTTTTTTCTAGACACAATCTAATTATATCGTTCTTGATTCAAGTTCTTCTACTTTATCTGATAGTTCCTGAACTGCTTTAGTAAGTATCGCTATTATTTCTAAATCTTTCCACATTTTGGGTTTCCAGGTTGAAATATTCAAGGATCCAAGTTCTACCGGACAATACGTAACCAATTGCGGATTTACCTCTTGAACTTCTTCTACTATAAAACCATATGATTGAAAAAGTTGATGAAGTTCTTTCGCCTGGCTTGTCCATGGCTCTTCGGTTGAAGGATCTATTTCTCCATAATAAGTTTCATTAAAATTAAATATTCTTGGTTTTAGTGCTTTTACTATTTCAAGTGCTCCAGATATATCTTGAATATTTTTCTTAATATCTCTATTTGAAGCTGGCTGCGTAATTCTTTGAACGCCAGATAATTGCTGTATTCTAGCCGTTGTTGTATCTCCTGACGAAGCAAAACTTTCCCCTCTATATGCTAGTCCGCTGTCAATGGTGATATTCCTACAGTTAACAGATCCAGAACTACCGACTCTAAATTCGTTGTTAATGTTTATGCTGCCGCCATTAAATTCAGCGGCATTCATAGATATTGATGCTGTTATTGTTCCAGCTGTAATCTGATCAGCCCTTATATTCATTGCGGCGACAAAATCTGCAACGACGGCGTCAGCAACGACTGTCCCAGTTTCTAATATTGCCCCATGTATTTTTGTACTGTTAGTTGAGTTGTTTATAGTTTTTACAATTTCGGCTTTATTAAAAGTTGATGCGGGCAGTGCATTATTGGCTACATTAAAAGCCGAATCTGCCGCGTCCAGGGCGCCGTCTGCGGTGACTTGTGCGTTGTTGGCCGCTGTATTTGCTGTATTTGCGGTACTCTGTGCGTCGTCTGCTGTATCCTGTGCGTTGTTTGCTGCGTTTTGTGCGTTGTTTGCTGTGTTCTGTGCGTTGTTTATCGAGGCTAACGTTGATCCGCCAGTAATAACAACATTGCCGGAAATGCTTAGGGTGCTTCCGTCCCAAGTAAGTTTATCGCCCAAGGAAAATTTACCAGTATTATCTACATAAAAAGCTGTGCTACTATTGCTATGGGTTCCAGTACCAAAAAATATTTTATTAGAATTTATAGTTAGACCAGCTACAGATCCACCGGTTATAGCGTCTCCATCGTCAAAAGTTCCTGGAGTAGTACCATCGGGAAATTTTAATGTACCCTGTATGGTTAACGCACTCCCGTCCCAAGTAAGTTTATCGCCCAAGGAAAATTTACCAGTATTATCTACGTAAAAAGCTGTGCTAGTATTACCATAGGTTCCAGTACCAAAAAATATTTTACTAGAATTTATAGTTAGACCAGCTACAGATCCACCAGTTATAGCGTCTCCATCGTCAAAAGTTCCTGGAGTAGTACCATCGGGAAATTTTAGTGTACCTTGTACAGTCAAAGTATTGCCATCCCAACTTACATATTGAGTACTTGACCCAACCTTGAACTCAGGAATAGATATCGTTGCTCCCGTAGCATCTGATTTCCATCTATTGTTTGCATCGATGAACAAAGAACCTGCCTTGACCGTTCCTCTGATCACTCCAGCAGAAAATTCTGCGGTTCCATCGCCCCTAATCGCCCAACCATCCGTACCAGTCGTATAATTACTCGACCTGATAACTGAATTTGCACCATCCAAATTGATGATACTAGAAGTTATAGTTCCCGCTTTTATCTTTGTAGCAGTTAAATCCGATATTTCCGCCGAATCGACCAAAGTGGGCTTTGAAGCTATGAGCGGAGTGTAAGAACCTTTATTGCCGCTGGTATCAAAAGCTCTAACTCTTCCATAAAAGATTTTTGGAGGACCTTCTAAATCTGCAGGAACAGCTTCTGTATTATCTAAAATAACCGTAAAAACGGTGGTGTAACTTTGCCCAGAGGCCAACAATAATCCGCTCAAACTATTCGTGGCATAGATCTCGTAATCGTATCCAGATATATCTTTATCTAACGGAGCGTTAAATCTGAACATAACAGACTTAGAATTGCTAAACAACAAAAATGCTCCAGGAGTAGTTGAATCGATCTCCCCAGGTATCGAGCTATCCGCAGGTGTCGCTACTACCGCAACAGATTCACCCACTACAACACCCAAATTTTTGTCTACAACTTCTGCTCTTACTAAGTATGTTTTAGACGTTTCCAAATCAGAAATTATTTGTCTTGCCTCAGTCATTTATTTCTCCCTACACGAATGCTAAAGATCTGTTTACTTCAATTCTACCAGAAGTTAAAAAATAAGATTTTAAATATTGAAAATTAACTAGTTGCACTTGGGAACCTCTGGCACTGGGATTATCTTGCGAAACTACTTCAATCAAAAAGTAATATGTTCCTGCCTCGTTCAAAAAATAATTTTCATATACAATCTCATCGACAGTGGTTGGCGAATATAAATCTATAAATTGACTTTCTTCGTGCAATTCTGTTTCTGTTACAACTAATTTTCCTTCTTCTTCAATTGAATCAGGGGTATCACGAGGTCCTATAATTTCTTTTGAGGTGTTAAATATTCTGAGTAAAATTTTTCCTGCAGAGGGACTTTTTGATGCCTTTATTCTTATCGCTGGGCCAGTGAAATACCCAGCCATTTTTGCTCCAACTTTTGAAGAAGAATATCCAATCCAATCAGTATCAGAATTATAGTAAGCGAAAGCTCCATAGTCATCAAAGGTTTCATCTTCTGCAACGACTGTAGTAAAATAATTTTCCAATGTTCTTAGATTAAAATTATACAGTATGTTATTGTCCGAATCTGAACTTATTGTGTTAATAAGATTTGTTATTTTTTCATTTGATGCCTCAGCGTACTTGGATATGTTGGAGCCCGACGTTATAAGGTCCACATATTTTAAATATGAGTGACCAAAATACAAATGATATCTTCCCAAAATTGTTTGACCAGCTGGGTGTTCTTCGGCACTCAAAAAATACAATATATCTCCTTTAAATGCTGTTTTTAAAACTTTAAAAAAGTATGTTCCATTAGGAAGTTTTTTATTATACACAACAACGTACGAATGATCGTCTTCTGTTCTCAATGGTGCTGAACCGTTTGTACTTTTTATCACAGACTTCAATAAAGCTGTTTGTGAACTTGATAAAAACATTAAAGAATTTTCTGATATTGCTCTAAAAGGAGAAGATAAATTTATTTCGACTCTTGTTGGAGGAACCTTATACTTATCGTTGTTCACCGTGTTTATATAGTCTCTTGGAATATACTTAAACCAATTTTTTACAGGTTTTTTTCGTATTGAGGTAGCAGGCTGGGAATTCGATGGAACTGGAGAAACTATATTATTTTCTTCCATATAAACTTTCACAAGTTTGGGTATATCATCACCCGGAAAGTATCTTATGTGCCACAATTCAGATGGAACTAGTTCCCAAGAAAATCCGTAATCTTGACAATTATCAATAAGCCATTCACGAACTCCGGGAGGACTAATATTTACGTCTATTGCCAAACCATAATTATGCCAACTAGTTCCGTGGAGACGCAAGCTCCGAAGGACGCCTGCCCGTAGCCGGATCTATGTCTTTTAAATACCAAGTTTTTCCATCATAAATTCTAGTAGGATTATTATTAGGTTGAGTCTGATATCTTCTTTGAAAGTTTTCTAGTTGCGACTGAAAAGTTCTGTAGCCGTCACCTGGGCTTGATGGCCTTAAGTCCAATCCGTCATTTTGTGCCGCTTGACGCATTGCTTTCCAAGCTGCTGCAGCTAACCAATGAAGTTTTGCCCCATCCGTGACAATTGTAAGCAAAATATCATCAAGCCTACCACCGAATACTGTAACCGTTGAAGGTCCTTTGGCTTTACTACTTTTATTATTGGATAATCGTTTATATCAATGGGCATGACGTTTACAGCGTTTCTTGTTTTTCTAATTCTGTGTAAGTTATTCTTATTTCATACCTGTCATCATCTAAATTCAGATTTTCATCTAACTTAACACTTACAGTCATGTCGATTAAGGGATCGCCTGCTAAAGTTATTTTTTGACTAAAACTATCTACATCTATCAATATTTTTTCTGAGCTCACTTCTGATACTTCGCTTCTATCTTGTGAATAGTCTATTGAACTTGCTTTTATTTTTACACTTCCATCTGAACCGTCATGAGAATGAGTTGGTATATGTATCCCACCTACAGTAGAATTATCGGTCATCATAATATCGCCCGATATTTCTCCCCCTGTTTTTAGTAGATACTGCGGATGATCGTCCTCTTCTAAATTTGAAAAATATTTATGACTTGATGTTAAGCTTTGTCTTTTTTCTTCACTAATGTAGGAATTAGCGAAATATGCATCAAACGAACTATCTGTAGGAATGGTAAAAATTTGATCACTCTTAATTCCGGATTTTTTTTCCATTTGAGCGATATAAGATGAGTACTTATATTTTTCTCTAATCATTGCCAGAATACCCATCAACCTATTCTCTGTATTAATTTTTCTTTGCTTAAAGTCGGCTAATAAAGATGCAAGATTGCCATTTACCGTGGAAGAGGCAGTAACTACCTCTTTGGCAAGTAGTGGCGCAGATTTTTTCATGTTGCTCGACAAGAGACCTAATTCCAAAGGATAGACTACTAAACTTCTAGATTTTACTGCCGGACTTAAAAAATTCATGTAGTACATTTCACATGTGTCTACTAACTCTCTTTTTAAAAGACCGAAGAAGTTTTTTAACTTCTGAATTATACGAATTTACTTTGATCGAAAAAAATGCTTTGAATTGTGCTGCTTGAATTTGGCCGATAGAATCCATTTCGGTCTCTGGAATTGTTGGTGGGTTTGCGAAGACTTCTTTGGCAAACAGTTGCGTATATTCTTTGTACGATTTTGCCCAGTAAAAAATTTCTTTTGATAAAGTTTGCTCGACTTCATCGTCATATTCCTCCCCTATTGTTATGTCCATAAATTTAATCAATTGCCTTACTTCTTCTGCTATAGAATTATAAACTGACATTATGTCGTAGTAATATCCGACGACTGTTCCAGAAATCAAAATTTCATATTCAGCAATCAATAATCTACAGGCTCGTGTTTTACTTCTGAGACAATAAGAATATTCTTCAAAACTGATGTGACTAGGAGCGTCTTTTATTTTTTTTGATAAAACTTGATCACAAACTTCATGATGTGCGTTAATTAAACCTGTTGTTAAATCGGAACGAATATCTACATTTGATAGAGTGGTAATTAACTCAGCCAAAAGATTGTTAATTATATTATACGTTGATAGCAGTTCTGATTTAACAGAGACTATTGGAACTTGATCAAAACGAACCGAAGATGCTGCACCAGGCAAAATAAAATTAAGATTATCTAAATCTTGTTGATTCCTTATGTTTTCTTCTATCAAAGAATCAACTTCAGGCTTAACGTCGTAAGTATAAAGATTTGACGAACCCGGCGTATTTGGAGTGTTGATAGACATATTAATTTTCCTTAAAACATATTTCTTTTAACAGTTTTAGTTGTTTTTTTTCTAAATCCGAACTTTCATTTTATCATACTTTAATTTATCAACTCTACTTGTCGGACCTTTTTCTCCTGAATCATTTCCCGAATTAATAAATTGTTGCTGAGGAATGAAGAAGGTATTTGAGACAGTTTCTATGTTTGTGGCAGCACGTGTTTTACTAAATTCTCCATAATTTTCTGCGACCGCCAAAAGCGCCAGAAGAAGAGCGTCGTGTGCGTGGTCTACGGCAGAACCAGAAGCTTCAAAAACAGGTCTACCAGTTTGAGTGGTTCTTACTACCACATAAGATATTAGTTGCATGTACATTTCATCATCTGTTGACGGAATACAAAGTTGACCTCTTTCCAGGTATTGTCTAAGATTATCAACCATGTAGGGTTTTAATTCTTTTTTAATCATTAATTTAGTATACGGATCTCTAACGTCGATTGTTTCCGCAAAGCTTAGTCCCTTAACTTTTTCTCTTAGTCTTGTGTGAGGATTTTCTACTCCGTGTTTATGTAAAAGCTCTACTTGAACTTCTCCGAATCCTCTGTCTACATAAATATGTTTTGGATTAAGCGACGCATTTAGCTCTATTACTCTGTCGACCGCTTTGGTTAAAGTATATTCTGATTTTTCTATTTCTTCTCTGTGAGAAATTCTTACTTTATCCCTAAAATCATTTTGCTCATAGTTGTTAGAACATACCTCTAAAACGACTATGTTGGTTCCTGCCCCGTATTTATCCCAGTCTATTCCCATGACATGAAAACTTCTTGCAGAATTTATTTCCGGTATGTAGGACCATCCATCGTTTGCAAAAGCTTCATCCACAAATTTTCTGGGATATACACCCTCTGAATCTTCGCCCCAGTCTGCTTCTATTTCATGTCGATATCCCATTGCAGAATATTGTTCTCTAAATTCTTCTTCTTGCTCCTTTGAAAAAAATGGATTTGCATATGAAGGAAACCAAAACTCTTTAAATCTTGCATTTCTGCACCACTCCCAAAATTTTTCTCTTCTGCCAGTAGGAGTAGAAGCTCCTATCAAAACTTTGTCAGGCTGATCTTCTGCAGTTTTTTGAAGCATTGCGTAAAGGGCGTCAAGATCATCGTTATGCATGTAGTCCATTTCGTCAAGAACTATAACGTGAGCTTCCTGACCACGAGCAACGTCAGACTTGCCTCCTGATCTCATTCCGGAGGTAAAGAACCTGATAGTCGAACCATTCGAAAACTGTATCATGAATTGTGGACTTGTTACTTTTCTAGTTATAGAATTAAAGACTATATCATTTTTTGATGCTAATCTAACAATTTCTTGATATATCAATTCAACATGAGATTTCATGGGAGCAACGACTAGACATCTTCCGTCTTTGTGTGTGTAACTGTAATGCAATAAGTAAACGGCCATAGTAAAAGTTTTACCCAAACGTCTTCCTGCTCTAAGAACTTTTCTTAAAGAAGGATCTCTTAACATCAACGTTTGATACACTCTTGTTTCAATGTCCAAAAAATGCCTAGCCCACAAACAGGGATCCTTAGCTATATGAATTTGTTTTTGTTGCTCAGCCGACAAACCCGCACTCAGCAAGTTCGAATCTACTTCAAAAGGTTCGTCAACTAAGAGGGAAAGTTCCTTGTTTGTCAAAGGTCTAGATTCGACTTGTGTTCCGTCTGCCCACGTCAAGTGTGACAACTTATTTTCAAAAACCCATTCTATTCTGTTTATCTGTTTGATCGTTTCAAAGTCTTGAGATCTTATTATTTCGAGCAAATCTTCTTTTGAAAGAGATTCAAGTTTTTGTCTGAATTGTTTTGTTTTTTGTTTTAAGCTAGTCATAATTTAACCAAAGTGCGCGGCGAGCATTCCGCCTTCGGACCCCAATGCGCTTCTTGCGTTTAGTCTTGAGTTTTGTATTGCCATCACTCCTCTTGCTCTTGAGGTTGCCGCTACTTCATTGTCTACATATCCCATTCCAAATGCTGGTTTATTAATTGTTCCTTGCATTGATTTCATGGCGTCTCGGGCGAGTTTAGCTCCTCCACCTATTACTTTTGTCGCTACCAATTTTGTTATATCATACACCGCTTGTGCGGTCAATATTGGATTAGCTATACTCATGGCTGGTACGGCATATCTTGCTAAAGCTAGTTTTGCTCCTTGTTTTGTAGCTAAAGCTTGAAATCCACCTTTTGCTCCATACATCTTAAAAAGATTTGCTCCGGCCTCTTTCTAATGCCTCATGAGCAACTTCTTTTCCAGCGACTCTTCCAGCAGTCATTTCTGCTATTTCTCTAGTCACAGGCTTTAATGCACCAGTGCCAGTAGCTAACCTGCTGTTTGTTGCCATCGCTCCTCCGGCTCGATCTAATGATATCGTAAATATGTCATCAGCGGTGGTTCGAGCCATCACCTTCATTGCCGCATCGTCGGCGGCATCTACGCCAAGCCTACGAAGAGTTCTGTCTGATGGATCAAATTGTCTCAAAATTTCTTGTTCTGTAAGAAGAGCTCTTCTTCCTGCGCCGCCGCCTCGATTAGCAAAACTTCCGCACCTTGGTAATATCGTCTGCACCAACTTTTGCTATATCATCAAGTAGTTCTCTTCCAGTTGTTTGGAAAGTCGCACTTCCTGCTCGCATATCAGCTACTTTTCCGGCACGTGTAGCAAATCCGGATCTAGTTGCGGTCCCTCTGCCTTCCATTATCTCCATGAGCATTTGCATGTCTCTTTGCGCCGATTGAGCTCCAGCCAAAGCTTGACCAGTTAATCCTCCCGCCCTACCATAACCTGTGGCTCCCTGTATGTAGCCGTGCATTCTTTGTGTTAACTGTCCTCTATGTTGCGATGCAAGAACGTTTGCGCTGTAGCCCGGTGATTGAGATCCATACAAGCTAGATCCTACAGAATTATTCAATGATATTCTATTGCCACTCAATTCATCAACAGCTTCAAATCCTCCTCCTGCAGTCTTAGAAAGGTTGACAATTCTCTTGCTCGCATCATCTACTCCCTCCATAAAATATGCTTCTTTGGCCAATCCAGGACCACCCACCCTATGAGTTGCTGGACTTCCAAAATGAAGTGCCGTCGTAGCCTTTTTACCTGTAGTCGTTCTGGCATTTACCTGTGCCGCTTGCAGTTCTCTAAGGGTAATTTGTTTTGTATTAAAAGGGTCTACTCCGGGATTGTTAAAACGCGCAGCGTCTATTGAATATTGTTGTGCTTGTGCAAGTCTTTTACTTAATTTTGTTACATCTTTTCCTGCCGCTTGTCTGGCCGCTATTTTCTTTTCTAGAATCGTTTGTTTATTGCCAGCTCTAAGTTGAGCAAAAAATCCACCACTCATTATCTCAAGATCATCTCCAGCTGCTCTATGTCTGAGCATGCCTTGCACTTGTTCTGCGGTTCGACCTCCCTCTGCTAATAAACCCCTTCCAACAGTACCATTAATGTTAGCCGACATAGCTGCACGATATGCCCTGGCTTCACCCATTACCGTTTTACCAATATTAGAATGTTGTACAAATCCACCAATAGTTCTTGCCATTGATCCAATTGGGGAATACATGCCAGGAGCTTGAATCATTGCAGAATTAGAATGCATTCTAAACATTGACCTTGGATCAAGGTGATTAACTAATCTAGGTCTTGATTTTGGCATCGGTATGCCGCCATCGGCACCTTTAGCCAAACCTCTCATTATGTCTTCGGCATTATCAAGTTGCGCTAAACCAGTCCCGCTACTAAAAGCATGTCCAACAGATAAGTCAGCTTTTTTTCTTCTTGATCCCAAGGTTTGGAAAAATCCACCAAAAACTGAAGAGCCCGGACTGAATCGGCCACCAACCATGTCAGCATATCTAGTTCCTGTTAATCTTCTAGTCGAACCAGATCCTGTAAATCTTCTTAGGGTATCATTTCTTCTAAAAAAGGCTCCGGTGGTTCTATTGGTGTCTAGAAAACCACCCTTCATTATGGTGTTTGAACCTCTCATCGCATTGAAGCCCATAAAGGCTTGGATAGAAGTTGGAGCCGTAAACTCCTGATATACACCAAAAGGACTAGAACCTTGTTCTACTTCTGCTGCATCACCGTATCTAGCTTCACCGTGTCATTGGATCAATTGGCATTTTTAATATCCTCTTCTAGAGTTTTGCATTCCGTAAAACCATTTCACCCGAAGCACCAAGTCTTCTTCTTATCGACGGAGTATCATTTATATTTTGACCTTGCATTCTTCTTCTTTGATCAACATATGGACTGTCTTGCATTCTTCGAGCTGCTCCATCAAAACTTTTTTTAGCCATATATAATCCACCAGCAGCAACCCCTGCAGCAGTCAGACTAAGTGCGCCACCCATTTTCATGCTGCTTCTGCCTAAAGAACCGATAATTCTTGATGCACCGGTATTTATCGGTCTATTGAGAAATCTGTCTTTGATTTTGTCTAAACCTTTTGATACTCCGAATCGCACCAAAACCTCCTGCCGCCAAAGAAATACCTCCAGCAGTTGCGGCAATTCCGCCAACCCCAGTCATGAAAGCGGCTTTAGCTCTACCTCCAGCACCCAAAGGGGAAAGTGCTCTACCTGCCGATGCAACCGGTCCACCAACCATTTGAGAAGCATAAAAACCAGGACCAAAATCTTGTCCAGTAAATTTTCTGTCCGCTTCCGGATCATCAAAAGCCACATCTTGAGCAGCGTCAAAAATAGACTTTGTACCTGCGACCAATCCAGCTACTGCTGCGCCACCAATAAGTAGGCCCATTCCAGCTTTTTTAACACCAGGAGCATTGGATACGGCTCGACCAACCGCACCCATGCGACCAGCAAATCTTCCAACCCTATTACCCAAAGGTACTCGTGGGCCGAAAGCAGGGCCCATACGACGCGATATGAAATTTGCTGCCCTACCCGCCATTTGTCTTATTGCTGGCATAACATTTCTCCGTAATTTAACTAAATAGATAATCATATTTATTTGGACCCATTGCAGTATGATTAATTTTTCTTCTATCCAAATTTCCAACTACTCCAGCGGTTGAAAGAGGATCTTGTATTCTTGAGTACGGCGACATTGAGGATTCCTCCATCATCAAATCCTGCCTTGGAGCCATCGCTGGCATCATGGGCTGTTCTTCCATCGTTTCGTCGTATTCTTGTCTTTTACTTATTTTCTTGTAACCATAGTAACCAACACCAACGGCAGTTAGTGCCGCCAAACCAATTGCCACCGGTTTTTTATATCTTTGATATGCTCTTAAAGTAGAGCCAAATCTATCATTAAATGTTCTTCCAATTCTTAAATTATCCATTTCTTGACTTATATCAGAAGCAATACCTCTTTCATCTACTGCATCACTTAAAGCATTGGCTACCGTTACTGCTTGTGAGTCTCTTGCGGCATTTTCTGTTGCAACTTCTAATGCGTCTCTTGCTGCTCCTGTGGCGTCCGTTGCCAAATCTGATCTTTCGAAAGGTGAAAGTATTGCTCCTTCGTCACCTATGTTGATCACCCTTGCCGTTCTGTTGCCTAATAGCGTGTCCATTTCTGGAGTAACACTGACTTGTCTAACTGCATCTTCTATTCCCCTTGCGGGATCACCGCTTATTGTCCCAATGGAAACTCCGTTGACTTTTTAATGTTTCAACCAGTTGCGTTCTTGCGTGACTTTCGGAATCATCAGGATCAAAAGGCGCATCTATCCCGGCTAAAAAAGATCTTGTTTCTTCTAAACTCTCCTGCATGTGTCGTACTTCTTCTGGATCTATATCTACTAAATCATCCGAATCAAGCAATCTGGAATCAAGACTGGTAACTTCTTCTCTTGCGGCTTGCACTAGGGAGTCTGCGAGTATTCGTGCTTCTTCGGTAGTTGTTCCTTCTCCGGCCATATAAATATTGAACATTTCTCCATGTTCACCAGTAACTTTAGAAAGCCTGGCCCTATTGAGGGATCCTGCAGTCACATTAGCTGTTTGGTCTACGCTAACTGCTCCACCTATCGGAATCAAAGTGTTTGTAGCATCTACTGCATCTTGTTGAACCAAACGAACTCCTGGTTGTGTTCTTGCAAGATCGAAAAGATTCCCTTCTGCAAGTTCGCCTGCTTGATTTCTATATCTTACCCTCATTCTTTGTGTCATCGTATTTGTTGCTAAAATTTTAGATTGAGTAATAGATCTTCCAACAGAACCAGTTCCCATACTGGTATCAGATCTACTCATAAATCTTGCCATTGTATTTGGTTGAAAATAGCTCATTCCCAATTCTGAAAGAATTCCTGAATGTTTAACAAACCTAAAAGGATCGGGACCTGCTGCACCACTTAAAGATATTGCTCTTTTTGAACCAATTGCCATACCTTGTCTTGCAGTAGATTTTGATATTTCCAAGTTAAGAGCTTTAGTAGCCAGATCCTGTGAAGCATACGGGCTTCCTATACCTGCTGCTACTCTTGCCAATCTTTCTATTCCTCCGGACTCACTAGTTCTCCTGATCAACTCGCCATACCCAGCATCGGGTAGGTGTCTTCCATCTCTTAAGAGCTCTTGTCGCAAAGATGCTTCTCTTGGAAGTTCTCTAGTTAAAGCAGTCATCGTTTGAATCAAAGAAGCGTCGTCTATTTCTGACAATGTCTCTTGCATCGTATCGCTAGAAAACATTGGCCTGGCGATTCCTGCATTGTTTAACCCAAGGTGATCAGTTAAAACTATTCCTTCGGCTCCACCATACGAAAAATTTCTCAAAAGTCTAGACTGTTCCAAAACAGACAAATCACCGTACGTCAAACCGGATCTTATCTGTCTGGAAAGATACGGATTACTTGTCCCGGATATTCCTGCTCCGGAAGTTTTGAGTTACGTTATAAGTTGGATCAATAGATCTTTGAATATTTTCTCTAACATAATCTCTTGCTTGTGGCATGTCGACAGTTCTTCTGTATGTTTCCAAAGTATCTGCCCTAGATGTTAAAAACGCTCTTTCTGTTGATTGAAATTCGTAAGATCTAGTTTCCGGGTTGAATGATATTCTTCCGTTTAAATTTTGTATTTCATTTGCTTTTGCAGTTATTTGCTGTGCAGTTATTGGACTAACTGGCAAACCGAGATCTGCATCTTCCTGCATTTGAGTTTGAATTATTTCTTCTGCTATCGACCTTATCTCCGGTCTAGTATACAGTGAAGTTAATTCTGCCCTAACAATTGATCTTTGTAAGCCGACATCGGATGTGATGAAATCTAATCCTGCAGTAGTTATGTATTTCATCGATACATCAGTAGTCAAAGTTGGTGCGCTAGATTTTACTATTGCATCTCTAGCAAAGTTTATGAAATTTCTTCTGTTTGTAGGAAGATGATCTAAATTTTCCGGAGAAAAATCAAGTTGTCCGAGTTTGAACATACTTTGCATAAAAACCCGACAAATAGGCGTCAGTTTCTGCAATGTGAGATCCCTGACTTATCATTTGCATTACTCTTCTCGCAGCGTTTTGATCTGGCCCTCCGTCAACTGCTTCTTCATGTATAAGTTGGAATATATTGCTTATTGCAGCCAAGTTGTCCATGGATTGAGGAGTAAATCTTCCCCCTATGGTCATCTGCTCAAATAATTCTCTTGATGCAAAAAAACCTGACTTATTATACAATAGATTAACAACCGCACTTCTTACATCTTCCGGCATTGCATCCATGCCTGAGTACAGTGCTGATCCGGTTATCAAACAACGCAATTCCTCCCGACTGTAGATATCTTGCTTGTTCGGAAGAAGGATCAAGTATTGCTTGTGCAACAAATCCTTGCATTCTTTCTTGTATTTTTCTTCCGCATGTACACTCTACCTGAAAAATCTACGTCAACTATAAAATGAGGATCGTTGGTAATTCTTTCAGAAAATGCTGTAAGCGCTTGTTTCAAATTTTGATCAGTTTCAAAACCTGGCATTGACCTTGCAGTGGTCATTAATTGTTCGACGTCGAATCTTGCATTTTTGAACGCAATTGCATCATACGACAAATAATCTGTCAGCTCTTGAGCTAACCTGGTTCTTGCCTGTTCTGGATTAACGACAACATCTATTATATCTGCTGCTGCACCTGCAGGAATTTCTTGCCCAGGAAGACCCTGACCTAGAGAAACTACTTCGCCAGTAGTTGGAATTCTTATTAGCCCCCCTTCCATTCCTGGTTGCCTAAAAAATACCCTACTTCTGGTATCACCAATATTTATTCCGCCGTTATCTCTTACCGTGATACCTGTAGATGATAGAGATCTTATTCTAGACAATGCCCCCAAACCAGTTGTTTCAGAGTCTATCATTAGCATACGTTTTACCGAACCTGCTGCGGGCCTGATACCCATTGGGTCGTAAGTTCCGATCAGGCCTTAATTGTGCCATTCCAGAAACAAGCTGATTAAAAGTCATTGGCGATGATGCGGACGCAATCATTGAATCAATTAAGCTTTTAGCTGGATCTATATTAAAATGTCTGGCATTCATTAATGCCATTGCTGGATGAACTTCCGGACTACTTAAATCAACGTCATACTTCATATGCGCTGCATACAAGTTTGCAGATGGAAGAGCAATTCCCGGCATTCCAAACCTTTGCATTACGTTTTGTAAACCAACAATTTCTTGGTTGTACAATTCTTTCAATCTTTTAGACACTTTGTAGTTTAAAAGACCAAAATCTATAGATTCTCCGTTGTAACGCTGATTTAAGTCTTGCCGGATCAGGATTATATATTAAATTTTGTGGATCTCGTAAAGCAGTTGTGTATATTTGTTGAAAATTTTGGTATTTCTGCATAAACTGCTGTTGAGTACCAAAAAGCCTTTCTATTTCTGCGGCACTGCCCCTTATTCTATTCGATACTGCAGTAGATGGTGCAAGAGCACCGCCGTGCACCTCTCACACCTCTGAATTGTTCAATTAGATTTTTTTTTGTGTTGTGTGTTATTCTATTTCTCGGCATTGGGTAGTTCCTCTTGCTCAGATTCTTCAATATATGAATCGATATCAATCACTCCCAATTTTTTCTTCAAAAGTTTTTCTCTTTCTAACTCTATTGATTGCACTTTATCTATTATATCCGATATAGCTTGAGCTGTATCTAGTTGCGATTGGCCAGCTTTAGCTCTCGCCTCTCGTGTTGCTAAAAGTTGGTTTCTAAGATCTTTTCTTCTTTTATGAAGCCTGTCTTCTAGCTCTACTGCAAGATGTAATTCTTTTCTCAATATAGGTTCTCCGGTATTTGAATCTATTCCTATGATGTTTTCTTGTACAAAATGTTCTTTAGCTAAAAGTTTTGTTTTTCTCATATATTGTATTTCTTGATCTACCAAATCTCGAACCATCGAAACTTCAACGAGATTATCCGGACTTACTTCTAGCTGATCCATATACTCGTATGTAAACTGAGAAACCATTGACATTTCAATTGGACAAGGATCGCCTTTGGGAGCAAGTGACTCTTTGTGTAATGGACAGGTAGAAGCAAAGATGCATCTTTCGGCTTCGCATCGCATTGGTATAGATGCAAACATAGATGTTCTTGTTTTTTGCGGTCTAATTAAATCAGATACTTTTTCTTTTTGTTCATCAGTCCATTCTTGCGGAAAAAATAAATCTGGTCTCAAAGATTCAAAGTTTTTCATAAAAGCTTTTTTGTCGCTTTTTTCTATATTAGCCATTGAAATCAACCCAATCTACAGATCTCATTTCTCCGTTGACATATTTTTCTGTTTTTGAACATTTACATTTTGTACAGTAAAAATCCCTTGTTTCACAAAGCATAAGCGTTTCTTTGGGGAAAGAAACATTTTCAGAAATAAAAATCATTTTTGACTCACACCTCTCACAGTTCACATCAAGATAAATCGCTTATTGCTTGCTGCAAACTTCTTTGGAGTTTGTCTGCTAGTTCGGCGCTCAATCCAGCGTTTGTAAAAACTCCTATTTCTCTCATTGAATCAGGAGACAAAAAGGAACTGGTTACATATCTGGCACCTTTGCAGATCTCGCAATATGAATCTTTTTCATAGGAGCTACAAGTACACTTTTCTATGATGCCAAAAAATTCTAAAGCTTCTGCAACGTCAAACCATTTGTCTTTAAACAATTTTTTTGTCTGCTCTTTGTATGCTCTTAATTTTTGTTGGTCACTAGATAAAAGCGTTCCCATGTCTAATGATTGTTTCATTAAACTGTTTATTGTTTTATACAAAAAATTTGCTAATTCAAAATCTCCGTTTTTATTTAAATACATTTTCCAATCACTCATATCATTTTTCACTTTCTGTTGTTTTATGCGTTTCTTCCCAATCCTCTCGGTGTCTGTATTGGGTTAACTCCTTCTCTTCTCATTGCCGCAGATGGACCTGCATAAGTTCTGTTGTATGCTGCTGTGCTGCTTGTTGTAACGGCAGAAGCAACGCCCATTCCTGTTGCAAGGCCGGCATACCCCATCATTCTTCTGTTTCTGTTTCTTATCGTTTGCAGTGCCGCTTTGTTTGACATAAATTGGCCAGCTGTGCCGCCGCGATGTGCTCCAGTTGTTGAAAAACCCCTTCTTGGCTCATACCCTTGTATTCTATATCTCACACCATTGCCAGCATTTGCTGGATCAATGTTAATTCTCATTCTCGGACTAACTGGATTATCAAAATCTCCCAATATAAGACCCCTAGGATTCCCCCCGATTCCACCAACTTGAGGATTCAATGGCCCTCCAGCAATCGCATGTGTCCTTGTACGAAAAGCTTCCGAGGTAGTATATACACCCTGCCCCATATCTCCAGCCCTACCTAAACCTCTTCCTCTAAATTCCATAACTCGTTTGGCTGCTTTTAGTCCTCTGCTTCTAAGGCCACCAGGTTGTCCTGACATAAGAAAATTTCTTGCACGTTCGCCAAGCGGACCCATTTTCCTTCGACCGTTCAAAATCGGAGAGACCACGGTCGTTAAGATATTTTGTGGTTGCAGTATTAATTACTGAACCAAAATAACCTAATGGATTTCCTCTTGGCATCGGCAACAATCTCCGTTTTTAGTATTTATACATTCCCTGAACTCTTCCTTTCGGAAGTCCAGATTTTGTTCTTTTCGCGTATCCTGCACCAAGATATCCCATTGCCACTGCTGCAGCAATTCTTTTACCACCCCTAGCATATATGGCTTTATCCATTTGCTGAGTTGACAATGGTCCAAATCCTTTTGTTCTTTTAAGTCCTGCAGGCAGTGTAGCGCCGACGGAACCGCGCATTAGCTGGGTCTCCTATCATTTTACCTTTTGATCCTACAGCGTAACGAAATCCTCGATCAGCTAAGTTGCCCATGAAACTTGCAGTGCCGGTTTGTTGCTGGGTAGATGTACCACCAGCAGTGCCGCGCAAACCGACGCCTTAAACCTGATAACGCTGGTATTATTGGTCTTGCTCTTGGCATGTGTATTCCTTTAAATAGTTAGAAATTATATTAAAATAGTAAACATTAAATCTGCGATGTAGAGTATTTTGATTGTTTTCTTTTAGGTTTAATAGTCTTAAATATAAACTCATTCTCCGAAAAAGCTATTTCAAATTTGGAACCGCGTGGCATCACTGTTTGTATTAGAATATCTGCTAAAGGTGTCTCTATAAGATCTCTTCTTACTTTTGAGATACCTCGTGCACCCTGGACACTATCAATCCCCTTTTTAATTAATGCGTCGATAACATCGTCAGTGTAGCTGGCAATAAAACCTTTCTTTGATAATTTATCTACGACTTTGTACATTTCAAGTTTCCCTATGTCAATCAAATTTTGATAAGACAAATAATTAAAGACAATCATTTTATCAAGCCTATTCAAAAACTCTGGCCTAAAATGTTTCTTTACCGCCTCCACGCTGTTTTTCTCAACCATTGATCTTTGCGGTATCTCTGAAGTCGTAAGTTTTGCATCTATGCTTCTAGTAAAACCGGCACCAGCTGAAGTCAGATGGTTAACGGTTTTTTCGTTACCTAAATTAGTTGTTAATATAATTATTGAATTTTTAAAACTTATCTGTTCTCCCTTAGAATCTGTTAGAACACCATCTTCAAAAACTCTTAAAAAAGTATTCCATAAATCAGAATGCGCTTTTTCCACTTCATCTAAAAGAACAACGGTATTTGGATTTTTTTTCATCATATTCACAAGGTGACCGCCTTCATCGTGCCCGACATACCCAGGCGGTGAACCTATAAGTTTTTGGTTCTCATGCTTGTGCTGATATTCTCCACAATCGATTCTCACCATTTGGGAGTTTTCGCCGAATAGATAGTTAGATACGGCAGCCGCAAGATGGGTTTTTCCAACACCAGAAGCTCCTGCAAAAAGAAAAATTCCTAAAGGCCTATTCTCGTCGGATAATCCAACCTGTGACCTTTTCAAGGCATTGACGACTTCTTTTATGGCCTCATCTTGGCCTATCACTTGAGATTTAAGATAATCTTCTAAACCAAGAAACTTTTGTTTTGTTATCCTTCTTTGTTTTATTTTTGTTTCTTGATGTTTAGTATTGCTTCTTTTATCGTTAATAAATTTTTTTACTTTTTCAAAATCTATTGGTAAGTTTTCTAGATCTACATTATTATCAAAAAAGGTAGGATCATAAAAATCTGGATTTGCTAAAGAAACCCAACTATCTATATCCAAACCAGGGTTTAACATTACGCATCCGTTGTATATGGATGTTAGGCATCTTTCGGCATCATTTCTTGACATTCCGTCTTAGTGCTTCAGCAATATCTGTTTTAAGATTAAATGCAACGTTGTCTAGAACGCCTTTTTTAAATTCTTCCGGATTGTCGGTAGACAAGTTTTGTACCAAATCTTTTATTTCATCAGGGTCGAGCAATTTGTACTTCACATACACTGAAAGGTCTGGCATGTAGATTTGGTAAATTCTCACTACATCTCGATTCTACTATTTTTTAAAAAGAGTGTATTACCTAATATAATAATATATAGTAATATAAGTGTAGTAGTATACGTACGGGGGAGGGGGGGAAGGGGGGGCGCTAAACAATTGTAATGCAGTGTCAAGTGCAAAATCAAGTCGTACATTATTTTTTTTCTATTATTTTTTCTATGTGAGGGTACTTTTCCATACACGGTCCAGTAATTGACCAATATTTTAATAAATCCATTGGAGTTCTTGTTCTTTTAAGAATCACTAGCGCTCTCTTGTAATCATAATTTATATTTATTTTGTTATCCATATTTTTTCTTTCTGTTGCGTGGCAACCATTATACCAAATACGACAGTCCTACTGCGCTAGCATAAAAAATGTTTTCTTGTGGTATAATTGTTGAATCATGGCAGAAAAACAAAAAGAATCAAAACAACTTGAATTAGCAATTGCTCAATTAGAAAAACAGTATGGTAACGGATCGGTGATGATTCTTGGCAACAAGAATACCTCAACGTGGCCTTCAGTTTCTACTGGAGCACTTCCGTTAGATATAATTTTAGGAATTGGTGGATTACCTCTTGGTAGAGTTGTAGAAATATACGGTCCAGAATCTTCTGGTAAATCTACGGTTGCATTGTCTGTCATAGCAGAAGCGCAGAAGATGGGTTTGACATGCGCATATGTTGATGCAGAACATGCACTAGATCCAACGTACATGTCAACAGTCGGAATTGATTTAGATAAACTGCTTTTGGCGCAACCTTCTTACGGGGAAGAGGCGTTAGAAATCGTTGATACTCTAGTCAAGACTGGTGAAGTCGGGGTGGTGGTGATCGACTCTGTTGCTAGTTTGATTCCGAAAGCGGAATTGGAAGGCGACATGGAATCATCGCAAATGGGATTGCAAGCGCGTTTGATGGCCAAAGCGATGCGTAAGCTGGTTTCTTTGGCAAATCAGCACAAAACATTGCTCGTGTTCACCAATCAAATTCGCAACAAGATTGGTATAATGTTCGGTAATCCAGAAACTACTCCTGGAGGTTTTGCTTTGCGTTTTGCTGCTTCTGTTAGAATCGATATTCGCAAGAAAGAAGATCTTAAGGATAGAGAAGGAAATTCTGTCGGAGTAAGAGTGAAGGCAAAAATCATCAAGAACAAGATGGCGCCTCCGATGAAAGTGACTGAATTCGATATTTTGTACGGTCAAGGTATAGATTATGTGGGGTGCATACTTGACGCCGGTATGGATGCTGGTATTTTCACGCAGAAAGGTGCGTGGGTGTACTACAATGGCGAATCATTCGCTCAAGGCAGAGATGCTTCGATTGCTAGACTAAGAGAGGAAATTTCCTTGGCCAAAGAAATTAAGGACAAAATCTTAAATGGCGACTGATGTCACAATCTGTCCGGATTGTTCTTATCCTCCGAAATTCCAGTACACTCGTCTGCCAAAAACTGATGACGGTCAAACAAGAGTCGAAGTCCATTGCAGAGATTGTAACGATATTTGGGTTGAGGTAAGTTTGTCAGAACCTGAGGAAGATTTGCCTGATGAATGACGATAAAAAAGATTCTTCGGAATATCAGTCGTCCGTAGAAGATCTGTACGAAAAGGCGTTAATCATTTATATGAATTCTAGAGATCTTTTAATCGAATTATCTGAATTGCTAGAACCCAAGAATTAATTCCTTTAATTTGCCCGTTTTCGCGACAAAATTTTTTATTTATTTTTTAACGTTCTAGTACTATATGTATACATGGACGATCGTTGGATGACCGAGATCTGGGATAAGTTGAGATCCCTGTTTTTGGAGAAGAAAAGAGAGACACGGCGACATAGTTATGTTGTTTGAGTACGAGTCCCGGTATCATAGATGATGACGATGACAGGGATGTCAAAAAAAGCGGGATGATTGCGATCTTTGAGAACGAGGACGGTAGGATGTGTTTCACCTTTTTTAATTCGGCGCAGTGGGAGATGATCCAGGATGTCTCTTCCGTGTCGGATGTTCCGATGGAAGAGACGCTCCTGAACGTGATCAAGGATATGAACACCGTGGTGTTCTTGGACCCTGACAGCAATTAGTTTATTTGTTGTAGTGTTCCGTATGTCTTTGGTAGAAAGTTGACGTTGTAATATCCGTAGGTGAGAAAACCTATGGTTTCCAATGCTGCTTTCTTTGAATAGTTCAACGGGATCTTTGATTTCAAGTTGTATACGATGTGGTTTTTTCCGCTCGATACGATCTTGTCCTGATAGGCTCGGTTGATGCAGAGTACCTTTTTGGTTTTCTGCCACGATTTGGCCATCTTTTGGATCAGTTCTACGTCGTTTCGTCCGTCGATCAAAACGGCGGCGTTAAAACAAATATCATGATCCTCATAGAGAGAATAAAAGAAATCACATGATTGTTTGTATCCCACATAGATGACGTGCTTATACTGTTTGGATACCAGTAGTCGCACCACCACTTTCTGCAGTTTCTTCACCAAAGTTTCATCATCTCCATTAAAATAATATATATCGTGAGTAGAACTCAATAAATCGTGAAAAGCGTCCTTGAACGGAGCAACCAGCAGTCTGGAATCCATCACAACCACTCTATCCAATTTATCATCCAATAATATATTCTCAGAGAATTTGGCATTATGAGCCAACGATTTCTTAGTAGGCATAGTTATTATCCCCATACCCGTCGTATCCGTTGTCCTCATCATAGAAATCGTAATCCGAAGACGAAAACTGTTCGAACACCGACTCTCTATCCTCGTTATACTCTTGTTCCAACTTCTCCAACGAATTCTCGTCATCGAAATCGTCAAAACGATTAACCTTACGTGGACCCATAACCTTCAACCTCTTTCCTGATAGTTTCCGATAATGAATATCAATAGAAGTATTTATTGCGCCGGCCAATCTAGCAGCCCCACAAACACTTGTCAAGTCCTACACACAAAAATATTTCCTTTTAAAAAAACCAACATAGGTAAAAGTAAGGAAAAAAATTCAGGGGGGGATCTAATACTTTTGTCTGCTTTTCAAAGCTTTAACGAGCCCACCGGAGTATGGGGGGCACGTTAATGTAATAGCACAACTACCTAAGGGAGGTGATTGTCATTAGAGTCATACATCAATGGTTATGTAGGCGATGTGGGAAAGCGTTCTCGTGTATAACGAGAATCTGCCCACATTGTGGTTATGAGCATTAACATTAATTGAATATAGAGGGGTAGATACTACGGTATCTGCCCCTCTTTTATTTGCCACCATTATAGGGATGGTGCGCAGGCTTTCCTATGTGCTAGTAGAACTAGTGCGTAGTGGTTGAAGTCTATGATATTTCCACGGCTAAGCCGGTGCTAGTAGGTGCTAGTACTGTGTGCTGTACGTGGACGATGATGGTAGGGATTATCTTATGGGTAGCCCGAGCCATCTACCTCAGTAACATGGGGTAATAAAACCAGGGTTCACACAACCAAAAGGGGGTGACAAATGAACCTAAACTGGCGCGATAAGCGAGTCTGGGCAGTTCTTGCTCTGTGGCTCGTCTTTACGCCCGCAGTTAGCTGGGTCTTCAGGGTGATTGGTTTCACTCTGGGCCTGGTGAACTGGGCCGGAGTTGCGGTCGTGATTCTTATCACGATTTGTGGCTTCGTGTACCGTTCGCTGCGGTCCAACTTGGACAGATCTTCGGATCTGAGCTAAGGATGGAGCTAGCTGTATCCTAGGGAATTAGTTGGAGTTAATTCTGTACTCCGGCTAAGGAAATAGGGATACGGGGCTGGACATTGCCTGGCAACGGAAATGTGTCACAAGCGGATGCCGACAACGCTGTTAAAGAAGAGGGGCACTGAGGGGTGGACGCTTCGGCGTCTGCCCCTCTTTTATTT